TGGCGTAAGGTATTCTATGGGCCGTTTATTGATGAGAAAACACCATCTAGAGATAGACAAGCGTTTGGTAGTCATGCAGACGGTATGCCAGAGGGTATGCAACCAATAATCACTTATTCGCTTCCAAGGGGTTCTGTAAATCACCCTATGGCTGACCAAGGGCAATTCATTGATGGTGGGCACGTTCACTTCCACCATGAGTTGGGCGAAGAGTTGCGAGAGCGATTGGCTGCCCAAGGGATGCCTCCTGAGCAAATAGAAGAGATAGTTGGGAACTTATCCTATGTGAAAGACTCTGTTCTAAAGCCCAATCAATTAACGCGAGGCCCTCCTACCGAAGCACATCCCAGAGGACAGTCATTGGTCGGCTCTTGGGATATAGACGATTTGATGAATGCAGAGAAAACTGGTAATATTCCCGATAACTATCAATTAAGGTCTATGAAAAATCATTTGTCGGGCCAGAGAAGTCATGACGATGTGCATGCTCATCAACTAGTATCACTACTTCCTGATGGATTTTTCCATGCCCCAACTAAGGAATTAGGAGGGCGTGGTAAAAAGAAAGGTGAAATGTCATCAGCGGGTCAAGAACTTGCTAAAGATATACAAGATATGGGTATTGATATTAGCCCTTACGCACAACAAGATGAAAGTGGAAATATTACTTATCCTCGACTAGACACCATTGCCAATACAAAAGCAATGAAAATGCTAAGAAACAGAACGCATAATATCTTTGGTACGGCTGGTAAGGACAAACAAAGTGGAGGTGCTGTAAAACGTGCTCTAAAGAGTACATTTGCAAGTATTTTGCCAGAAGGAACTGTTTTAGAAAATTTGAAGAAAAATCAAGATTTCATAGATATTGCAAGTCATGCTAAAGGAGCGCCAGCCGCGCATGGTAGTTTTGCTGACACTGCGAACAAAAGGGCTGCGGAAATAGTTCAAATCAAAAATTTCGCAATACAGCAGTTGATACAAAGCAAGGGTATGTCAGAAGATGATGCGAGAAAAGAAGTTGTAAATGGCTTTAGAAATCATGACTATCAAGCAGACCGGCACGAACCACAGGAAGGTTTGCGCGAAGAAACTGAGAAAATTGTACAGGCTATGATGGGCCATACTGGGCATGGAGCATACGAAATGGGGCCATTGGCAACGCATCGAGTAAGCAGTGGCTTACCAGCAGGTATTGGTGAAACGCATACAGTAGAGCCAGACCATTGGAAGCGGCGTAACTTAAGCAACAATCTAGCCCCAGTAATGGGAGCAGGTCCAGTATCACCACAGACCGCTGTTACTCAACCTACAGCAGCGGCACCTGTTGCGCCCCCTGTTGCGCCTACATCTGCCGTACCTATGGGACATTGGCAAATGCCTACTCAAGAAGACCCTCGATATGCATTGGGACCGGGCCAAGTTCAGTTTTCATCAGACAACATTATGCATGGTCTTGATGACATTCGTAAGAAGATGGGTTACTTTGATGGATTCTTGAGGGGGTATCAGGATGAGTAAGGATGTTTTGGTTAAGAATATAGGTGTCCAACTTACTCCGGGTCAAGGTGCACAACTTGTAACTACACTAGGCGGTAATAGACCACCATCTTCTTCCGGTGCTTTACCTCATAAGAAAACAATAAGAGAAAGATTTGGAGGTGCATTAGGTGGCGCTGCTGGTGCTGGCTTAGCATTGACAGGTAAACACAGAGATTTTGGAGGATTTCTAAACGCTTTATTAACTGGCTATTCGACAATGAAACCTCTAGGTGAAGCCGCAGGTAGAAAGTTAGTAACGCCTCAGCAGCAAATAAATGCGAATCAAAGACTGGCTAATCGGATAGCAGCAAGAAAGTTTAAGGCTGGTGAAAAGATTGGTATAGTTAACCCAAAAACAGGTAAGATACCTGAGAAGGAGCCGTATACTTCTCCAATACTTGACCAAGTTCAGGAACTAAAGCGACGAAAGAACCAACCTGCTGAAGAAGTTGCAGTTACACCTGAAAATATGCGATTACCTGCTGAGGCAGGTGTGGTTCCGGTCACCCACCAGTTGGCTGGAAAGCCACCACTACTATTAGGGCCGGGAGATTGGACTGAGGAAACACTTCCTGAAAGCGACCAAGGCGTTATTGAGGACAATCCATTTTATGTTGACGGAGGCGTAAAGGTAGTAGGTCCACCACCCCTGAACTTTAGAACTGCTAGAGGAGGTCCATCGAAAGAAGTTAAAGTACAACCTCAACGAGCAGTAGACCCATGGGCAGGAACAGGTATTTCATCAGAGTGGGGGCAGGGAGATGTACCTGTATATCCGCCAAGTGCATCTTCAGAATTGTTTAGTAACCAGCAGGCTTCGGATGCTGCTTTGCAAGCCAATGCAGCAGCGGCTAGGCAGAAGATAATGGTGACACCGCCTCCTTTGCCATTACAGACAACAGGTGGTGCTAATAAGGAATTAAACGATGGAGAAAACGAAGAGACATTTATGGGGACTTCTGTTACTGATAGTAAGGCAGGAGTTTCACCTCCTGCTCCACCTGCTGGTCCACCTGCTTCAAAAGACCCCAAAATAGCAGTACAAGAAGCATTTAAGCAAGGTTTAGAGGGTAGTCCTGCTACTACAGGTACTCCGGGTAATATGGGGACGGTTGGTATTTCTCCAACATTAAGAAACGCATTAGCAGGTGCTGCTGAAGGATTTGATGAAGTTGGGACCAGTATAGACCGATTGCCAGTTATCGGTATCCGAAAGGCCCAAACTAGGAGGGTTTTAATTGTCTGATGTCAAAGACCTTGTCGATGATATCGATAGGCAAATGGCAGCCAAATCATTTCAGTACTTCTTTGTAGATATACTAGGCTTTGATTTCTCTCATCATCACGCTGATTGGGAACGGGGCCTAAATGAGAATCGTAACTATGTAGTCAAAGCATCTCGTGACCATGGTAAATCTGTATTCTTCATGTCTTATGCATTATGGTTGGCTGCATTCAATCCCGGTACCAACGTCATGGTATTCAGCCACAGTCTTGAGCAGACGCTTGAGCACATGAGATTTATTCGCAATAATATTGAGGGTACTGATATTCTCAAAGACTTGAAACCACAAGGTAAGCCTTGGGCAAAGTCCTACTTTGAGTTCTCTAATGGTTCTCGTATCATGGCCAAGTCGGTCGGTGGTGCTACTCGTGGTTTCCACCCTGATATTGTAGTCTGTGACGATATCCTTTGGGGTACTACGGCTGGCGAACTTCAGCGCGCAGCCGATTGGTTCTATACCGTCCTTCTCCCTGTCCTTCACCACACTGGCCGCCTCATGATGGTGGGGACACCTTTCTCCTACAATGACCTCTATGCAGAATTAGAACAGAAATCTGAAGTCTTTAGAGTCGAAACCTATCCTGCAATTTTACCTAATGGTGAACCACTATGGCCAACCCGATGGCCACTAGAAGCATTGAGAGTTCGTGAATCATCGATGCCTGCAATCAAGTTTGCTCGTGAATATCTTTGCGAACCCATTCACGATACTGCAAGTATGTTTCCTCATTCAATACTTGAAAAGGCAAGAGATGAAAACTTGATTATTCTTGATAAGGCTGAAATGGAATATGATGAAGAAGGCGAAGCAGCCGGTGTATTTGGCCAACACTTTATTGGTTGGGACCCTGCGATTGCGTCTGACTCTAACGCTGACTACACAGCGATGGCTATATTACGTACGCCTCCGGGTTCTGAAGAAAAACAACTGATTCACGTTATTAATGAAAAAGGACTAGGTGGAACAGCACAGAAGAGGCAAATTGTCCTATTGAACAATCGATTTCAGCCTGACCTGATTGAACTTGAAGGTAACAATTTTCAGCGAATGTTTGCAGCCGAACTTCAAGAGATGCGAGAGGATATCCCTATCAAGACATTTATGACAACTCGGCAACGCAAAGAAAGTATGTTTATGTCATTGCTTATGGCATTTGAACAAGGGAAACTTAAGACACCTTGGGGTGATGAGAGAAGCCGAGAGTTCACACGGACATTGGAAACACAATTGACCCGGTTCGGTATGCAGAAAAATGGTCGCCTAGAGTCCGTTGGTGTGCATGATGACTTGGCCATGGCATTGGCTTTAGCGAATTGGGCAACCAAGGAGTTTAGAGGTTCACTAGTATCGCTAGATGACTATCTAGGTGGATTTGATGAATGGTTTGGAGATGTCCCTCAGAACCATGTGGCGGGAGTTAATTGGTTCGTGGCTTAACGCAATGCTCATTAAGGAGTTTGTGACACCAAAAAAGGAGGAAGATGTATGTGGCCATCATTAGCAGTCGGCCAATCTACGAATATCCTTGATATGGGTGATGAAACTTTGACTGAAATTGCAACTGCACTATCTGCACACCCTCTATTAAAGTCTAATCCATTCATAGCAAAAGGAATTGCTTCGCAGACAATACTACCTATTTCGGATACAATCTCCACATCTAGTGTTTCATTTTCACCAACTGGGGAAAGTTGGTTTGAAACTCATGTAGGAAAGAGTGCAAAAGACATCGTTAAGGAACTAAAGAAAGTAAGGCGTAAGGTGAAAGATTCCAAGCAAGATATCGATGCTGCAATCAAGCAAGTACGCCTACTCAAACGCATGGAAATAGATGCTACATTGGCTGGCTTACCTTGGGCTAATCCTCATCAGGATACGATGCGACAATTGGGACTTTCTGAAAAGGCACTTAAGTCACTGCGTTTATTTGGGAATCGTCGAGAAACTAGTTTACTACGAGCATGTAATGTATGGGAAAGCGCAGACTCTACTCTTAAGCAACTGGATGAGTTCCAAGATGTTTGGGGAGAGGAAGAGCGATTAACGTGGGTTAATGCGATGGAACAGAGAACTGATGCACGTAAGATGTGGAAGTCTGCATTACATCAGTTTGACACTTTAACAGAAGAGCAACAAAAGTGGCTAAAGATGGCTAAGCAAGAAGTTGAAAATCACGGTTCGATGACTGCAAGGGCTATTACTGAAAATATGATTGCCAAAGGTGTACCTCGCATTAATGCTACAAGGATGTCTAAATTACTCAATATGTATGGAGAAGAGATTTGTATTATCAAGGCACCCCGTAAAGGTGAATATATGTGTATTAATCAAAGTGGCTTGATTATCAAAGACCCTTGGGCATATGCTGCTGGATTCCTTGACGCTGATGGTTATATCACCATCACTGAACGTGGTGAGCCTCGTGCTGGATTCTTAGCAACTGGGGAACGCGGACGCATGCATTGTGAAGAGTTACATAAGAACATTGGAGCAGGTATTTTACAACTAGACCAGAAGATATACTCAGATAGTCAGAAAAGCCAACACCGCGTTACATTTTATTCTAAAGATGATTTGAATAAACTACTGGGTAAAATCACTCCACATTTGAGAATGAAAGATATGCAAGCCAAGGCTGTGGCCGCTTATCTCATAGAGGAAGACCCGGTCCGCAAGACTGAGTTGAAGCGATTTGTACAATTTTCTAATCGGGACGGAACAGCCAAAGGTGAGGAGTCTCTCCGAGAATGGGGAGTAGACAAGGATATGGTACTAAGTTGGTCAGAGGGATTATGATGGCAGAACAAAAAGGCAGAGTAAGAAGACTATTGGATTCGATTGGGAATCCTTTCCGAAGAAGGCGAACACCAGAGCCACAAATGCCTCTATGGACAACAGGTATTCAAGAACCCGTATTGGTTCAGGGTATTACAATTCCTGCACTTTATGCAGTGGCCAATGAAAATCTAATTCTTCGTACTGTAATCAGTACACTTCAACAAGAAATCTTCCGTCGAGGATACTATTGGGAGAAGGTATTTCACAAGAAGTGTTCAGACTGTGATGAAGAATACCAGCATGATGCTGAAACTTGTAATGAATGTGGTAGTGAAGAATTAGTTACACCTGACCAAAGTCAATTGGTCTATCCAAAGTGGCTTATCGAACAACGAAATAGTATGGAGCAGTCATTTATGGATGTCTTGCGAGAAATTGAATATGACCTCAATATTACTGATGATGCATTTATGATTCTTGTCAAAGAGTATTACATTGACCCTGAAACCAATGAGGTTCAGTTTTACAGAGTTAAGGAAATCATTCGCGGTGACCCTATCTTTATGCGAATCATTGCTGATAAGCGTGGTGTGAGAGGTGGTCGATTCCGCATTTGTCCAGTTCATCGTGACGAAGTACATTCTTATTCAGAAGAAGAAAAGCATTGTCAAACATGTGGTCAGGATTTACAAGATGTACATCATGTTAATACTGCGGGTTCTGGTAAGACACAATACTATTTAGATGGCGAAGTTATTCATGTAAGTAAGTACCAACCTAGTAAATTGTATGGTCGTTCACCTGTCTCTACACTATGGCGACAAGCGATGACGTTAACGGCTATGGATAACTACATGTATACTGCATATTCTAAGCGAAGAATCCCTAGAGGTATTCTATCAGTTACGACTGATAATCTTGAATCTATGAAATCATTCTTTAAGTCAACTGACGAAAAGTTAGAGCGTGACCCACATTATATTCCTAAGATTGGTATTGAATCAACTACAGGACGTGGTGGAATCAATTGGATTAAACTCATGGATAGCCTTGAGGAGATGCAATATATTCCTGCGCGTGATGAAATGCGTCAGCGTATTGCATCATTCTATGGTGTATCAAATGTATTTATGATGGACACTGGAAAATCTGGTGGTTTGAATAACGAAGGTATGCAGATTCTTGTTACTAATCGTGCAGTTGAGTTTGGCCATAAGGTGTATACAGAGCACCTATTCCCTAGAATAATGGAAGAGATGGATGTTACTGATTGGAAACTTACACTATATCCAAATGAGGAGGAGGATGAAGTTACTCGTCTTCGACGAGATGAGATGGAAGTCAATATCGCTCAGCGTATGATGATGCTCGGATTTACACCTCAGTTGGTTGAGGATGCAGAGCGAGATGTACGATTTAGATATTCACAGCCTGACCCTGCTGCTGGACCGCCGGGTGGAGGTATGCCACCGGGTGGAGGTATGCCAATGGGCGGAGGTATGCCAATGGGCGGAGGTATGCCCGGTATGCAAATGGGCGGAGGTATGGGTACACCCGGTGCGTTACCGGGACGTAATATTAGCCCCCAAGGAGCAGCCCAAATGGCAAGACAAGCACAAGCCGGTGTGGCTAACCCCGGCGGAGAAGGTGCCGGTCTAAGAAATCGAGGTCCGGCTAGTCCACAGAATAGGACATCGATGGGAGCAGGTTCGCCTACCTCTAGTGTACAGCAGAGAGGTACGCCACCCGGACCTGTTCAACAGGCTTCTCAAGATATTTTGAATGCACGTCAGATTCGGGGTGCTTGAGGAACATTAAAGGTGAGAGACGGAGTGGAGATGCGCATGGACCTACGTAAGTTAGACCCAATGGCTAGAAAAATGCGCGGTCATGTTGATGCATTTTACAAAGCATTAGAAGATAATGATTCAGTAAGCGCAAGTACTCACATCAGTGAGATTGCTAAATATGCAGACTACCTTGCTTCAGATGTCGAAAAGGCAATTATGAAGTCAGATAACGCCGCACCTCAAGGCATCAATGGTGTCTATGCAGGTGGCGTACCTGTACGCAAATTTAACCAAACAGAAAAAGTTCATGCAGCATCTGACCAAGTATTGCCCGGAACTGTTCGGACAAATAGGATTGGAAGCATTATGCGACCACAAAGTAACCGAACACTTTGAGGTGATTAAATGAGTGAAGAAGAGAGTAATGTCGCAGAGCGACTAATGGGTGCACTTATTTCAAAGATGGAAAACATGGATAGTGAGTTGCAAATATTGAAATCAGAAAATGCTCAATTTAGGGCTGCAATTAATGACCCATCAGTTATGCTACGAAAGGCTGGATTTGTACAAGCGCGTACTCGTCGTCCAGCAGATGTCGTCGCTGACCCATTCCGAGGAGAAGGTGATGAGTTTATTCTAAAGGGCTTCGATGGAGAAGTCATTACTGCACCTGAGAACAATGCAGACTTCCATGCCATGGACTGGTCAGATATCCACCAACTTGCTGACCAAGCCAAGAGCGTAGGTGCAATTGGAAATAATGTTGGTATGGAGTGAATAATATGAAGCCGCGATTTGAACCAAGAGACGAATCCTTCGATACACTATTGAAGGAAGCCAAAGAACTAGAAGCAAAATTAATTGAAAAGGGCTCACCTGATTATACTCAAAAAGAAGGAGCCACTCATGGACAAGAGCGATTTATGATTCAGTCGGCTGGTAAGGACAACGTACAGAGTGCTCATTACACAACCAATAATTCAATTCCTGAAGTAGAGGATATCAAAAATGCAGGTGCAATTTCTGAGAAAAGCAATGTACTTGACAAGAATCCACACTTCCCTACTGCAATGAGTACGCTTGATTCTCACTTTAATCAGGCTGGAGGAGAAGGTCCAGTCATGAAATCTGTTGGCGGCTCAGTTGAGCGTATCCAAGTTCAAGACTTGAAGAAGTCTGTGGACCGCCTTGCCCGCCGTCTTGAGTGAACGGCGGGTGGTATGAGTGCGAGATGGTCCTCTAGATAGTCTAGATAGAACTAGGGCAACCTTTCTCGCTTCCATTGGCGATGGTGTTGGTAAAGCCGATGCTGGGGCCGACTTCTACTTTGCTGCACTGAATGCAAAGCGGCACGGCTATGTGCTCAAGGGCTCTGATGAAGGGCTTTTGAATATGTTCAATTCGATTATCAAAGAAGAAATGAATACAATAACAGGTGAGCCGAATCCTGATTTTATGCGAGACCCTAGTTTGTCTGGTACACTTGGTGGTGTTTCATTAACTCATGAACAGGACGAAGGGTTATCTTCAGCAAGTCCATTATCTCCTATTGGTCAAGAGGCCCAATATGAGGCTGGTCTTCAGCATGGTGGACAAAAGATACCGGATACTGTTTGGGATTCGGATAGAGTGATTCGTCCAAGAGTAGGCCAATCTCTTTCTGGTCGTCACTTTGAAATGACGGCTGGCGAGGCTGGTCATGCTTATGCTGATACAGATGCCATTCGTCATGGTCCACTGTATGCACAGGGCAAAGATGCAGATTCAACTGCTATGCTTGACGCAGTATCAACTTTCTATCTTCCAGATGACCCTTATGGCGAAAGACAAAGTGAAATTGATGCTAAGAAGGAATTGGCTTGGGATAAGCACCATGAAACAGGAGAGAGTGACTTTGTGCTGGGTCCTCGATTTTATGGTAAGTTACCTGAAAATATGACAAATCATGCTCAGTATGAAGCGCATTTGGGTAGATGGAAAGCCAATAATCCAGATGCTGTAAGAGAATTGACAGAAATACATGGCCCAGAAGGCGATGATGCAGTGGACCATGCGATTAGAACAGCCCACATGGATGAAGCAAGAAATGGTTGGATGAATGAGAATCAACTTGGATTATTCGATTATCTGTTTGGTCTAGAGTGGCACACTCCTGAAGAGCGCGATAAGATTTACCAGCACATGAAAGAACATGGTGTATCGAACAAGGGTCGTGCTGATATTGATAATGGGTTGAGTCACACCTCTCGACTTGTACGTAATTTCCAACAGAGGTTTGCACCGATGTACAATCATTGGATTCGACACGCACATGCTGGTGGAGAAGTATTTGAGCACACCGGCATTGGCTTAGGTGATAATATTCCTTCTCCAAAAACAAACTTTTATGCTCTAAACTCTATCAGTAATGGGGTAGAGAAGGCAATAGAAAATCATGAATCGCTGGCTTATGAAGCAGCCTACGCTCATGCTATTGGTAGAGGAATGACAGAAGACGAAGCACATGGATATGCCGAAAAAAAGAGTAATCTGTTTCCGAGAAAAACTAAAACGATTGATGGGCGAAAACAAAAGATGCTTGGCGCAATCTCGGTAAAAGGAGACGGAAGATTCTATGGCGATACTAGTAAAAAAGAATCCATATCTCCTAGTGCTCTTCTAGCACTTATGCATGTAAATCCAGAAACTAATAAAATATACGAAGACGGAGAGCATCCTCATTATAAGGATTGGAAATCTTCAGATGCAGCATTTACACAAGATGAAGTAGACCATATTATAAAACAAAGAGACAAAATCCAGAAACAAGTTCGTGCGGGTCGAATTGGCAGAAACGCAGGCGGAATGCACTACTATGCACATGTAGACCCAGATATGTATTCGCATGATGTAACACAAGGAGACCACCGAGGGCTGGCTTATCACTGGAATCAGCCATTTAGAGGTGTAGGTGGCATGATGGGGCATCCGAATACGTTGTTCAATCTGCTGCACGAACATGGCTTGTTTATGCATGACAGTAAGGTCGATGGAAATGGTAATCCTTTACCTTTAAGAAATGACTTTAATGAATCTGAAAGTTTGTTATTTAATCGCTCTTTTGACGACCCCTCGCGTGGACAGTATGAGAATCAAATTAGATTACGAGTTAATGAAAACAGAATGGAGGGTGGAACTGCACACGCTGGTGGTGTGTCTAGAATTGCTGACGGTATGATGATGGCTGCTCTGGCTCCGTTTGGTCAAACAAGCCCTGAACTTACATCATTTAAGGATGAAAAGGATGGTAAGATAACTGAAAAGACTAGAGTAGACCAAGGTGACATTACTGATTCAGAAGATGCCCTACATGGTCACATTGGCTCACTTAGTGGTAAGAGTGACCGAAGAGAGACGTATGTCAGAACGGCATATCATCCAAGTCCAAAGCATGTAAATCAATTGCGCAGACAGTACATAAGGGCGTTTGAAGATAATGATGCTGCTGAAATGAAGGCAGTCAAAGATGCGTTCAATGGCATTACTGCCGGAAGCATTCCACTGATTCATTCAAAGAGCGGGTCAAAGGGTGGCTTTGCTCATGGTATGGAACATGTTCGTCGAAAGATTGGGCACGCATTTCATCGAATTGGTACTGCACTCGGCTTTGCCAATCGGCCACTTGAACCCTCTGCTCGTGTTGCTGATATGAACCAACCTAGACTTGAAGTCATTCCTACAGCAGCAAGTCATAGTATTATCTCTGCCTTGGGACATCGCCAATTTATCGATGACCCAGTATTGGCTGAAGGCGCACATGCTGACGCTTTGAGTGAGAAATTAGAGCAGCAAAATAAAGCCATTGATAGAATAATGTCGCTAAATGATAAGATTAAATCTACTGATAATGAAATAGAAAGAAAGAATCTTGAAGAAGAGCGCGACCATCTTCAGAGGGAAATAGAAGAATTAGGTGCAGATATAGATTCTGCTGGTCCTACTCACAACATTCAACAGACAAGAACAGAGCAAGATATTCTACGCTCGCACACAAACGCAATTGCTGAAAGGGCCAAAGCATACCTACCGATGATGAACCCTGCTCTATTTCACCCTAGCCTTCCGCTTGAGGTGCTAGAGGGTAACGTCATGCAATATGCCGCGATGATAAACCAAATGCTTGCGCGTGAGCCACACGAAAACCATGAACAAACTGTCTTAGGCAATGCTGAAGCAACCATGCGCGAAAAGGAAGTCCGCCCACGCCCTTCAGATGTCAAAGAGTTCATTCACGACAATAGTAAGTTTAAGGCTAAGGCCAGTCATTCTGCTGAACAATTAGCGGAAGGACTTGGGTTAAATTATGAGGATGCTCATGTACAGGCTTCGATGCAACACTTGTCTAATCAAGTTCGTGATATGGCGAAGACTCGTGGTGACATGGAACTTGAATTTCCCATAATGACTGTGGCAGAATTGATGAGTCGAGGCGGTCATTATGGAGAGCACGGGACACCTGAAGAGATGCGAGAGTTGGCATTACAGGCTGCGAATATGGGCCATAGCGGAGATGCCAAAGCCAATCTTGATTTTATGAATATGAGGATGAATGCTCTAGACTTAGATGGAGAAATCGTTCCTTACAACAAAGAATTTGGTGGAATGGGCAGAACTGCAAAAGAAGGTGTGGAAGAACTTATGGCTGAGTTAGGTCTTAAATTTATCAACTCTCATTCAACTGACCCTAACTTCCCTCCTGAAAGAACATATTTACGAAATGTCAAAGGAAAGAAATACTATAGAAAGAGGCATCAGGCTGATGAAAACCGAAGACTTGGTTACAGAGAATTACAAAGACTAAATTCTGTATTGATTAGTGACCCAACGAAAGAACCTAAGCGCGTCAAAGCCGTTGACGCCCTAGTACAAGGCGTACCTGTAAAGACAAAGTTAGGACCTATGGATTCTCGCTCAGAGTCGGTCATTCATTCTCTATACAATTCAACTGGATTCAATCATCATTTGGGAGATAAAGTCAAGACAACTTTTGATTTCCATATTGACCACAACGGCAAGCCTACAATTTATCCAATTCCACCCCGTGATATTCGTCTGAATGGACCACTACAAGGTTTTTGGGATATATTTGACGGCAAAGATGGTCGCCCTGACCTTGCTCACATTTTGCATCCTAATTATGTTCATCATACGGGGGAAACTGCACGACAAATGGACACGGAAGAGCGAATGAGTCATCAGGCTAAGCCACATCCAGTTGATGGTTTTCGACATTTACAAGACCCATTGAAGAAAGGTATGAATCTAGCAGCCCTGACCAACCCTGATATTATTCGCAAGGAGTTGGGAGACAAAGTTCCGTTATTGCAACCCATGCATCGTATCTTTGAGTTGGATGACCTTGAGCATCTCCGTGGGTTTACAGGCGATTGGATTGTATCTGTTATGCCAGAAGGTGAGCGTGGGTTTGTTATCAAGGAAGACGATAAGGTTACATCGCCTAATTTCTCATTGTCAAAGAAGGACAAGGAGCATTTCAAACAAGTAGCCGATGAAGATTTCCGATTAGATGTTATCAAACTAGAAGATGGTTACTATATCTTTGATGTATTAGAGTTTGATGAAAAAGAAGTTCACGATACAATCCTCAATGACCGCATTAAGATTATTCGTGGTGGCATGGAAGGCGTTGAGAATATTCACGTTCCATCAGCCAGCGATACTCGATTGACAGATGATGCTGGATTAGAATCAGCCGTGGAAGATTTACAAGAAGAAAATGATAGAGTTCTTCTTAGGGATGCTAAGTCAACTTACATGGCAGGTGAACTACGCCATCCAAAATGGGTATTGCTCAGTCCGGGCAATGATGTTGTACTCATGGTTCTTGAGCGCAGAGGTAGTTTACCGTACACATATCGTTTGGGAACTGGTCCTATTACACAAGAAGAATCACTAGGTAAGCGAGGCGTTGAGGTCAATGGTAAGATGTATATGGATATGGGCGCAGCATTTGATAGTTCTGAGAAGTTCAATGTCGGTGACCATGTACGCGTAAACGTAGCCAATGTTGGCGAAATGGAAACCGATGGTCATAATCTCTACAGTGTTACTGGTTCAGAGATTACTGGTGAAGCGGAAGGAGAGGCGTTGGTTAGCCAAGAAACACTTGGATTACTTGCAAAGTCTGAAGCAGAACAGTGGTTATGTGAAGTTAACCGTGCGACAAGTGGTATTCGTGTTACAATGCCTCAAGGTGATGTGGTCTACAAAACAACTCAGTCTGGAAGTCTATGGACAGTGCATAGTCCGCTGGCCCCCAATCACTATCTCATCCGTTTGTCTGAGAGTCAGAGACCATATTGGGCACCTGTGGCGGGTGCAATCCTCAAGGCTGATGTGGAGATTGCTGAGAAAGAGGCGGTTGAAGAATCTCAGAACGACGCCAAGCCACTAGTGAAGCCTAAGAAGGTGGAAGATACTGATTGGTGGACAAAGAATCAGAAGAGGAAAGTTTTGGTCAAGGGTTTGGAACTTGTTGAAAGGATGCTCAAGAGTGGTGTTGGTTCTGTGGGTACATCCAGCACAGGGGCTATGGGATTAGGCATTGGTTATGCAACTCCTATAGAATCGCCTACTGGTCCAACAAATCTACATGACTCAAAGACCATGCCAGACTATGACAATAAACGTCGACCCGGAGAGGATTATTCTATAGAGCCGGGTACGGAGGAAGAAGAAGGGGCTAAACACATCACTGTGCCCTTAAAAGAGGGTACATTAGAGGTATCTGAAACTACTGCCCGCTTCCATAGTTGATTAAATAGTATGACTTGGTCTATAGAAGGTCATGGTGCTCTCTACTTCGATGCGTACTTCCCCTGTTCAGCACAGCGGAAGCATTAGTATCGTTAAGGCAGATAACGACCTTATCATCGCTGGATATGCCAGTGTTGAATTGGTTGATAAGCAGGGTGACCTCATTACACGCGGAGCACTAAAGGACGCCTTTGATGGATTCATGAAAGCAGATGGATTCCGCAATGTTCAACTTGCCCACTCTAACATTCAAGTCGGTTCAGTTATCGACAATTACACAGACTCTGATGGTCGTGTATGGAAATCCGGTGTCGATGACGCCGGTATGTTCGTTGTCATTAAACTACGTGATGACATCGAGAAGGCCCGTGAAGTGGCCAATGAGATTCGCAAAGGAGCCCTTCGTGGTTTCAGTATTGGAGGACAGGCATTCAAGCGCATGCGCAAGAGTGATTCTGAACACGGTGACTACACCGAGATTTCCAAACTGGAATTGCATGAGGTAACTATTTGCGAAAAAGGGATTAATCCCGAAGCAACCTTCCGAATATTGAAGGAGGACAAAACAATGAGCGATGAAATGAACGCACTGGAAGAACTTGGCAGCGTCTTAGACCGTCTAAGTAAGAGAATGGATGACATGGAAAAAGGCGACAATGACAAGCCTGCTTTCCTTGTCGATGACTCTGACTCTGACGACGACAATGGCGACAATGGCGACGATTCCAAAAATGACAAAAAGGATGATGATAATATGAATGATGAAAAGAAAGCAAGCGATGGCGAATATGCAGATGTCATCAGTAGCGAGTACCTGAACTGGATGGAGAACACACTGAAATCTCAGGGTGTCGACACTGGTGCAGCACGCGCTCACTTCGATGATGTAAACAAGGCTAACCTTGGTAGCACACCTGAACAAATTGACGAAGCCGCATTGAGTGGCCAAGTAACGGGTCGTGCAACTGAAGGCGGCAGCCCATCTACTGGTGCTGTTGGTAAAATTAACTCTGGCAAAGTTGCAAAGGGCTATCTAGCACCTAGCAATGTAACAGCCAGTGACCTTGAAGCAGCATACTCAGTCTACAAGGCTGCTGCACTAGAACAACAATTCAAGGGTAACTTGAACAGTGTGTTCTCAGACAGACTACAGAAGGAACTCAGCGCAGAGAGTGAAGCACGCGATGCTTCGTCTTTTGACGCTCGTGGACCTCTCGCAAGTATCGAGAAGGCAATTGCTGACCTCGGTACACGCATCGATGGACTTACTTCAGAAGAAGGCGCAGGCACAATCCGCAAGGCAGTTGACCAAGCAGGTGTCGCAATCCCTACTACTGAAGAACTAGCAAACATGGACTGGGACCAAGTACACCAATTGGCCGGGAGTGTTTGGGAATAAGTTTCCAAATTAAATTAAATATGGAGGAATAAATATGGCACGAAATTATATGCGAACAGTAAATGACATGGAGCGTTACTATTACGGCGCTGGCAGTTCAATGGGCTACTCTTACACTGGCTCAGAACTACTCAAAGCCGATGCACCGCTTCTAAGCACAACTGCAGGTACATACCAAGCAATCTATGGTCGCAAGGTATGGTCTCAGTTGAATCAAGAGTTTAACGCTTTCAGCGTTCTACCTAAGAAACCTTGGGACCGAAGCGGATGGCGTGTTGTCACCGCAAAGCCTTCTTTCACAGTTGGCGGCGGTATTGCTGAAAACGGTACTCTACCGGACACAACCAAACCTACTTTCCAGCATGTGGCTGCAAAGCCCAAGACTGTGGCTCACTCATTCGATATGAGCGAGACTGCAATTTTCCTTAACGACAAGGATGACGGACTTGGTGACATTCGCTCAGTCCTCAAAGAGGAAATGGGCAAGCACCACGCAGAGCACATCAACAAGATGCTTACCACTGACGTAACCACATTGGCTGGTAACGACATTGAATCACTTGACCGAGTTACCACTGGTAATAACTCAATGACTTCAGGTACTCACTACGATACTTCTGATGAAGACCTCTACAGTATTGACCGCAGTGCAAACACATGGGCCTTTGCTGAAGACAACGCTGACAGTGGTTCAACAAATCGAACCCTCAGCCTTGACCATCTTGACGACCTATTCCAGAAGATTTGGGTCCGTGGTGGAAATCCAAAGGTTATGCTAACTGGATATGATACACTAATGCGTATCCAGCAACTATTGCAGAGCCAACAGCGATTCATGGAAGAGAAGCGTGTTGTCCCAAGTTACAACGGCGTAAAGGGTGTTCCCGGCGTCGAGGCTGGTTTCATTGTGGCTACCTACAACGGTGTCCCAATCATTCCAACCAAGGAAATGGCATCTGACGGCATCAGTCGTATCTACATGATGGACACAGACTACCTATACTTCAGTACTGGTAAGCCCACACAATACTTTGAGTCTGGCATTGAGACTGGCGACCCGTTCGCAATCAATCGCCTAGGACAAGAAGGTCTCTACCGAACTATGGGTGAGATTTGGACTACTTTCTTTGGAGGTCAAGGTTCAATCCGCGACTTGCAGTGAGGTTTATGGAGAATAAAATAGGAGATGATTAATTATGGCAGCAATAACACACAGAGGAATTACCTACACGACAACCGCAGGTACACCAACGATGAACCTTGACCTACAACTTCAAGGTGGAGTAGACCAAGATGATGGAACATGGATTTCGGCTTACCCCGGAGCATTGACGGACTTTTCGGCTCGTCAGTCTGATGGAACAAACCGATTCAACCCAAGATTGGTTTTACTAACAATTGGTTCAGGCATGGCAGATACTAACACATTGACCCTAAGTGGACAGTGCAGCAAGATTCTATCTTGTGTCGCACAGAGAGCAGATGCAACAGCAAACATAGCGATTGTAAAGACAAGTGACCTTGTCCTAACCTTCGACATGGAAGCAACTGCTGACGGTACGACTGACGACCTAACTGCAATGGAACTTTGGCTAGTACTCGCCTGAAGGTGATTCAACATGCCTTTGGTAACCTTTCTAGGTCCTTTTCGCACTCGTCGGCGGCCTGATAGCCCTGATGAGTGGGAACGGAACAAGACCGAAGAGGTTAGTCAAGACTGGCTTAACACCCATCGAAACGCTATCTGTGGCAACCCCACCGCTTTCCGAGTGGAAGGCGATGAGGGTGTCACAGTAGATGGCGGTAATGATGGTGTACCAGACAACGGGTGGACTAAGAAGGACATTACTGCATGG